TTTTCCTACTCATTACAATACTTAATATTTTTGAGGAATCTTTTAAATCCCAAAATGTTCCAGTAATACGAATTTTTGCATAACTTTTTGATTTTTGCAACGCATCATCAATTGTACAAATATAAATAAATTCTTCCGATGGATTTAATTGTGCATGAATTTTTACTTCTCTATGATTTCCAGCAAGTATATGTATTTTTAAATTTTCATTCTCAGTCATTTTTTTTCAACATTATCATTTTATCATTTTGCAAAATATTGTCAAATTTATTTATAGTTTTTTGCGACTTCGTCGCATTTTTTTTTGTCGATACATCTCCATGACCCATAATAATTTTGACCACTTACGCGCTCCATAAAATTTTCATAACGCATTTTACCACAAAAAATACACGCGTGTCGACGCGTATTTTTTACAATCTCTTTATTACAATGCGGACAAAAAATTTTCATTTCAATTTTTTTAATATTTTTTTAGCAATAAATATTTCATCTTCATATATTTCTTTATGTTCAATATGTGTTTCAATAAAGTAATCCAAAATAAAATACAATGTCTTTATAAATTTTTTTGGTACATATATATTCATAATTATATTCTTATGTACGCAGAGGGAAAAGAAAAGGAGTCTCCCAAAACCTTAAATAAAAATCCTCTGCGTATATGAAAATAAAATTTTCCCCCTACTAGAAATAATAACACCTAACAAAATATTGTCAAGTGTTATCCATCAACAGTTCCAAAAACTTGAGTATCAAGTCTGATTGCGCTACACGCAACAGCAAGAGCCATAACATTATCAGTATCGAGATTTTTATCGGCTCGCTGGTATGTTGTCATTTCATCCGCAAGTTCTGGAATAAACGGAGCTGAAATTTTTCCTGCATCGATACACGCCTGCAAATGATCAAGTAATTCATCTTTGCGCCCACCGCGAAAATCTACACCCTCAGCAATATCCTGAACAATACCAAACAAAGTATCACCGACACCAGTACTATCAAGCAACACACGAGAATTACTTTCGTAATGAGCTTGACGGATCTCGCGCTCGATTGATGAATTTTCTTTTTTCTCATTATTTTCATTATTAATATTTTCACGTTCTTTTTCTGTCCACGGTAATTGAAAGCCCCAACGCTTTACAATTTGAGGAATTTTTTTTGATTCATCAATTCTAAATCCAACAGTTTGATCAGAAATTTCTTTCCGCCCTCGAGCCAAATCCCAACCCTCAATATATTTATGACCTTTGTCAACTTCTTCATATTGTAAATTTGTATTCATTAATTTTTCAATGCGAGATGCAAACATCATATCAGATGTATCAATAAATTTTCCCTCTTGAATTTGAGCAATTTTTTGCGCACTCCAAGTTGATTTTTGATAATTTAAAAGTTCATGATCAATATATGGATTATCATAAGATGATCCACCTTGAACATGACCACCTTTTCTTTTCATATCATTTATAACTCGAGCATACGCATTTTGTCCTTTCGGCGTAGCCGAAAAATCCATCTGCGAATCTTTCCATGCGCGCAAGCGCGGGAGTAAAATTTTATCTCGAATAAATTCAAGATGTAATTCAAGTGCAATTTCATCAGCACTTATATAACCAAATTCTTTTCCCTCAACACTCTCGGCTTTTTTCTTCGTGCTACGAAATTCTGTAATAGATCCATTTGCATATCGAATTTTTGGCATTGGCATCCCAGTTACTCCACGCTTATCATCAATTAACCAATCACGAAGTAATGGAGCATTTTTTACAATTGCGACAATCCGATCTTGAACAAGTTGAGACTGTTCAAGAGTGATTGCAATATTTAAAGTTAAATATTTTTCACAATCACCAAAATGTTGAAAAATATATCGTAAATGCTTTATAGCAGTTACATCAGTTTTGCCCCAACCATTTCCAGGATGTAAACCATTTTCTTTATAAATGGATTCAGTCAACCATTCAAGTTGCTTTTCGTGTGGTGTGTAATTACACACCAACTCACAAAAAGGCATCCAGTTTTTTTCTTCGTCAATTGCTTTTAATGAAAAAGCAATAATATCAAAAATTTTTTCCATTGCGTTTTACTTAAAAAAATAAAAAATCTTTGCACCCCTTTATTCTTACCGTATAGCGGTGGGTGGGGGGAAACCGCAACAACAATAACAGCTCGTTGTATAATACTCTTACTGTTATTCTTTATACTCTATCTTTTAATGTTGTTCCTAATGTTACTGTATATATTCCGCCTGATTCTCTTACTATTACTGCTTATCTATATCATTTCACTAGTAATACATACCACCCACCCACCCTATCTATATTGTTAAGTGTAATTACACTCATTTGTTACCTATATTACACTTATCTTTTCCTTTCTTCTGTTTTTCCTCTTTCTTTTCTTCTTTTGCTTTTTAATTTTTCTCTTATTCATTTGCATTTTAATATTAATAAATCCGCTCCAATGATGGATGTATATTATATCTTCAACAGATATAACATACACACATCATCTCCGCTCGTACATTGTGCTTGTGTCTTTTCTTTATTCAATGGTGTTCCAGATGTACACATTAGCCAGCTAATCTGTGTACAAGTGCTAAACGCACACGTACCCAGCTTATCTGTCTAACATGCACATCCTCCACTCTATTAGTTTATTCAATGTGTTCGTTACGAGTGCACTCACAGAATATGGCACTCGTTGCTCTCGTGACCATATTCCGCGAGACCACTCTCCACTCACTCTATCTATTTGACCGTTCGCTCCGCTTCGCTACGCTCACTCAATGGCGCTCGCTAAACGCTCACTCTGAAAGTCCGCGAAGCGCATCCTAAAGTTTATTTCTCCGACCCGCAAAACAAATGCACATACTCACGAGCTCTGCACACATATCCTAAACGGATATGTGCACATTTCTCTTTGAGTATATACATTTTTTTGCTTACATATCAGATGAACACAACTCTATCAGATTCTTGCGCATAGCGTATCTTAAAGTTTTGTGATGCACTAAAGGTTTAAATAAATCCTCCCGCTGCACAGCCACCGCACCTAAACGGTGCTTTCTTGTCTGCTCCGCTACAAATAATGAGTGCTAAACGCACACAAATTAGCTTGCCCTATATATTCGACACGATTACGGGAATGAATTACTGTCGAATATATTCCGATAAAGATATCCTTTATATCTGACAAACAACAATGTACGACATACAACATGTGGTGAAGATGACGGGGGTATGTCGTACATTGTAGTCTTGTCAGACATACGGACATCATATCGGACGGGCAAATCAACCCCCAACCCCCGAGCTCGGGGGCTTCTGGTCGTCGTTCCTCCTCCATTGAGCGCTAAACGCGCACTAACTAAACGCGAAACGCGAAACCAACAAACAAAGAACAAACAAACAACTCACATAGATAGCGAATCACCCACCCCTTGCGCTGTCGGAGAGTGAGCATTGACACGCAATTGTGGCGTGCCACTCTCCTTGTATGACCCCACCATGGAGTGCGCGACGATTTGACACACAATTGACGCGCACGCTGTTTTTTTGTCATAGCGCTTGGCATAACATGTGGCAAAAAAGAATAATGCGCAAGCGCATTATTATTTACTTTTTTTAAAGAGCACACCCTGCTGTAAATTGACACCATATTTATCAGTAGCTTGCTGGAAAATACCAACGAGATCATCCATTGCACCATTATCACCAGTTAAAACACCATGGCGAATTTTTAATAATGATGCATAATCAGTAACCGATACAGGCAAAGTGCCTGCTTCCATTTGTTGAATAATTAATTTAAACATTCCATCAGCAACGGCAGTAACCTGTTTTTGATGACGTATTAATTCATCTGCTTCATCATCAAACTGTTTCATTTTATCTCTAGTCATTCCATGTTCAACTAATGCTTTTTTATAATTAGTCCAGTGTCTAGTTATACTAGCTGGAGAGATTGAAAAATTATATTTATCCCGTAGATATGATACGATATCAACGTAAAGTTCGCCCGCTTGCACTTTTTTACAAACAATACCAGCATGACCACTTTTACAAATTTTACAATTACTTTGACAATACGGAGAATAACCAGATTCAATTTCCAGTTTAGGTTTGACATCTTCAGTTTTTTGTGTCATTTCATTCATTCCGTTTTTTTAGATAAATTAAACCAATTTCTATTTTTAAGTCTATTGATTTTTTAAGAATTTGCTTTTTTGGGTGTGCGCTACCTATCTAGTTAGTCTATCTATCGATAGTAATTAGATAGAAAAGATAGTCTATCTTTTCTTTACTCCACTTTCTTTTCTTTTTTCTGTAACATTTAACAATATTATATCAAATCTGTGTATAACTTGTCAATAAGTAACCTTATAGGATATATACTTTTTATATATATGCGTATATATTCTAAAGACTATTTATTTTTTTTATTACATCTATAGTTTCCACACCAACATAATCAATTCCATCACTTTTTATTATTTCCCTTCTATGTTCTTCTACTGCATAAATAATTTGTTTCTTTTGTTTTGCTAATTCTAATTTTATAGTTTTAACTATAAAATCCTTTACCGCTGGACAAGCATCTTCATCATAATTTAATAACAATACATCTCCACAACGTTCTTCTCCAAAATTATTAAATTTTTCATCAAATTCTTTTTTCCACTTCATATCTTTTTTTAAATTAAATTAACCGATAATCATCAAAATAAACATAAATGTTATAGTCAATACAACTCCAATAATAAATCCTATTAAATATTCCATAAAATAATGAGCCTCTGGCACTAATTAAGATTGCCTATTTAATGAAATTTGACACTCGTCGGCAATAACCAAATAGATGAAATGTGCTCTATTTTATAAATAAAGCATTGTTTTCATCCAAAACCAACATTAAATTTATTTCCCTTTCAGCAATCGCAGACGACTTTTTTTCAAGACAATCAGCACAACATTTATTTCTTTTTATGATAAACTTATCAAATATATTTGTAAAGGATGTCAAACATCCTTTACAATATATGAGATTTATTTGGCGTTCTTTTGTTCTCATATTTTTGGCGTTTAATATTTAGCGGGTTTTTGTGGATTTAGTGACCATGATATTGCACTTAACTCCTGCAACGGACACTCATATCCTGTTTTGTTTCCGCGATACAACTGGCATTGACTTCCACATCTTACGGGCTTTTCTTCCGTAGATTGAAAAGGACAATTTTTACCTCGTGCATTTATTTGCTCCGCTTGTTTGTCTGCTGTTGGTTTTTTATTACTATATCTTGCTTGTGCTCTTTTTACTGCATCATTTGTATGTTCCATATCCCTTGTTTCGCAGTAAGAGTGACACAATACAAGGGATAAATTTGTATTAGTTGTGTCGCTCTTACTGCATCTAATTATTTAATTAACATTTATTTTTAATGTATTGTTTTTTTTCTTTGATCAATTTTGGAATAACTTGCTTTTTTATAAAATCACTTATATCATTTTCACTAAAATTTGTATTTTCATTCTTTGATACATCTAATCTAAATTTAAGTATACTATCATCAAATAAAATTATTTCATAATAATGTTTATTATAATCAACTTTAGTTTTTGTATATTGTGGAGGTAATTCAGAAACATTATTTTTCCATTCATATCTTTTTTTATTTTCAGATAATGGACCCTCATTAAATTCTAAACGAATTTGTTTATATAATTTTCGCATATATTTTATTTTAAAAATAACTAATCCCTTGTACTATTATAGTATAACACTTGACAATATATTGTCAAGTGTTATATTTAAAAGTTTATGTCATTTTTTCATCTTCAATTAACATCTCTAAGTAATGCTTTGCTTTTTCCAAATCTTCAAGACCATTTTTTGTTTTATATCTCAAGATATATTTTATTATATTGCCAGCCAAAAAACCAATATTATTAACCCTTATAAATTCGATAGGTTGAATTTTATATTCTTTATAATGACCACCCCCCACTTGTTTTTTTAATGTTTCCATAAATTATATTATACATTTATCAGAACAATCAACACCTTTTTTAACCATTGAATACATTATTTTTCTTTGTTGTTCAACCGTAAAATCATCATAATGTTCACACGCAAATTTCCACGCATCATTATAATAACCCCACTCATATAATTGCCTAACAGTTGACAAATATCGCTTTTGTTGTTCAGTCTGCTTTTTTTGCTCCAGTAACATATATTTTTTTTGCTCTAATACGTCCAAAAATAATAATTCCAAGACCTATAGATTGAGTCAAAATAAGACCTAAATTTTCTATTTCATCAGGTGATAAATATTCACTTAAGACCATCGACAAAACAACCACCACAACGCCCGTAAATGTC